CATTATTTTTCCAATAAATTCTTATTGAATATTTAAAGTCAGTAACCATTTTCTTGTAATATTTGTTTTACTGTAGATACTTCATCTGTATTTCTAATAAATTTTAATGCCCAGGCTTCAGGATTAATGTAATCAACAATTAATTTTACTTGAGATTCATCTAGTGTATCTAAGAATTTTGTCCCACTTGAAGATTGATATAACATCCATGGACTTATTTTTCCTTTTGTTATGTTATAACAAATTTTATTAAAATTTCCATACCTTAAAATGTCTTTACTTAATATTCCTTGTTGTTCTGATAAAATATTACATGTTTCAAAACTACGATTTATTGCATCCAATGGATTTTCTCTTAGCAAATAATCTTTTATAAAATCAGTGTAAACACTATCATTACACCATGTATGTATTTTAATATTGTTTTTTAATAACCAATCTAGATATCGATTTGGTTGCACAACGTTTACATCAACACAATAATTTCCAAATTTTACAAAAGCTATATACACACTACTTTTAATAAAATCCGTATAGTCACGTTTTTTTGAATTTGTATTTTTACTTAAAAATTCTACCCAAGCTTGATATCCTATGCGATTTCCATGTTTGTCTTTATCCTGCCACCTACGCTTTTGTTCACATACATGATTATAAATAGTAGATTCACGTATAAAACTTCTACTACAAAAATCACAACTTAGCTTTTTAGTTTCCTCTGTCTTTTTCATACTGCAAAATGTCTTCATCTGTTATAAGTGAATTTAATGTATCAATGTCTTCTAATTTAAGTGTTGGATAAATTTCAGCAATGTAAAATTTACGTTTTTGATTTTTTACATAGTCCGTAGCTAAATTATCAATAGACTCAACACTAAGTGTTTTATATATCTTTTTATAATAATCTAATAAATCTTGTTTTTTAGCTGACTCTTTTAATAAAGATATACGTTCTTTTATATGAGGAATGAATTGATGAAATTGTTTTCCTAATCCTGGACTGGCAGCACATAACATAAGCCACTGAAGTTTTGGAAATTTTTGAACATTTTCATTGAACAAATATTTGTTAGCGTGGTATTCTGTACTTAATACATAATAACTTTGCAATTCAACATTACCTTTTACACAACTCATCCATAATATTAACAAATATGGAACAAATTTTCGCTGTTGTTCGGTAGTTAGTCTATCGTAATAAGAGTAATCTTTTTTATCCAAAGCATTTAGTGCTTCAAATAAATCAAAATCAATCTTAGAAAACTTTTCTTCACTTGTTAGTTTTTTACTTGACATATCAAAAAACCATTGAATAATCTACAATCTCACAATTACGACTGATTTCCTTTACAAAATATACACATCTAGGTTTATTACCATCGTCAATTGGAACACATAAAAATTGTCCATTTCTTAGTCTGGGAGCATACCAGGTTACATCATGGTAGATATCAACTATTTCAATAGGTAAAAAAGAAGGACTAAATGATGATAATGGATTAAATTCAAATGCACTAAAACCCCTATCATTGATACTTGTAAGTGGTAATGTTTCTAGGTCTCCGTGATCTTTTTCACCAATTAATATTTGCCAATCAACAGGCATTTTTATTTTACTGTTTCCAATTTTTAATACCAGTGCAGGAGAACTGAATGATTCTAAAAATATTAATGGAATATAATGGTAATCAACATTTTGTGGATTACTATTATCCAAAATAGCAAATCTTAAATCATCAATTTCCTCAGGTAATGTTTCTAAGTTATAATAAATGTTGTCTAGTAGAAGTATTCTCATGTTATAATTATAAATCATTTTACAAAGAATGTCAACTGTTCAATAAACAAAGTTATCCCTTTTTATTAATTTTTAAAATTTTAAAAAGTTATAATATTATATTTTCAGTGAGTAAATGTAAATTTAGATATACCAACTCATAAGTAATTCAACTTTTCTATTGTAAACGGATACTTAGCTTCATTATAATAAGATTTACGCTGTGTTAAATGACGTTTTGCAAACTTACAATTACTGGTTATATCCCAGATTTGTACGAAGTCTTTATCTTCTGCTTTTCTAATACCTCTTCCAATACTTTGGATAACTCTAACAAAGCTTTTTCCGGGCTCCAAAAGAACCAGATTAAAAATCCTAGGAATATTAATACCCACACTGGCCACACCATAAGTCGCCACAATAACCTTGTTATCGCTAGTCGCAATTTCATCGTATTCTTCTTTTCTTTCTGTCAATTTAGTTTCTCCACTTACGAAAACACTGTTAGGTATTTTTGTTACTAAGTCTTTACCTGCCATTACTCGATCTATAAGAATTAATGTGTTACCTGTCTGTTTTATTTTATCAACTAATTGAGCAATAGTATTTATTCTATTTTGGTTTTCTAGTAAGTGTTTTAATTCAGTATGATAGTTTGTAAACTCTAGATTGTCCTGTAATTGTACGATATTAACATGACATTGTGCTAGGACACCTTTGTCTTGCAATTCACTTGCACTAAGCTTACCTATTACATTACCTAATGATACATATAATGCTTGTGCTTCATATAATGCTTTTGGTATAGTACCAGTAAGTCCCCAACGTATAGGAACTTTACTAAACACTCCTGTTAATAATGTTTTAAGGGCATCGGCTTTTGCCATGTGTACTTCGTCAACCATTACACATACAACATCTTCTATGAATTCGTGTATTGTAAACTCAGCGGTACCAGATTGTGTGTCTTTAAGTAAATTATTTAAACTTTGCCATGTACATATCGTATGTTGTTTATTAAATTCTTTGCGATCACCAAAATATACACCAACATCAAGTCCTACATTACGATAGTCATCTTCGGTTTGTGTAACAAGACTTTTATTCTGTACAATAATAATACTACGACCATAATCTTGTACACTATAGCTAAGTGCAGCAGTAGTAATTGTTTTACCTGCTCCAGTAGCAACTTCTTGTATTGATTGTGGATTAGCTAAAAAGTTATTAATGACCTCAATTTGATAATCACGTAATACGATTGGTTCATTTTCTTTTGGATGACCTTTTGGCCATTTATACTCTATAAACGTATGTTCGGACACTTTGCATAAGTTGAATTCTTGTTTGTATGCTCGTTGGTCCTCAAGTGTAATATCATATCCAGTTTTTTCCAATACAGGAAGTATTTCGGGAAGTAAGTTTATATATGTGCTTCCCCCTAAACTAAAGTAACTTACTTTACCATTCCATCTACCTAGTCTGACACTTGGACTATATCTAGCTCCAGGCTTTTCATACTCAAACATCTTCATCAATGTTTTTCGTTCAGAAAGTTCTAAGCCTTCAATCTTAACATTTACTTCATCTTTAATGACTAGTTTACATTGTCTCATATTCAATCTACCGAAAAAATAATCTGTTTTTTTATGTTATATAAACTTTTTTTCATTGCAGTTGATTGTGTATGAAATTGTAAAAGTACTGGATAATTATAATTATGTGCTAGAGTAATATCAGAGTACCTATATTCTGATAAAGTTTTAATAGCCACAGAGTTTTTTTGCAATTCAGTATTTATGATATTTTTTTCAATGACCTTGTAAAAGCTTTTACTGAAAAAAATTACATCACAATTAATTTTAATTAACCAACCAATAATTTTATCATAGTTATTAATGTGACACTCATAGCTAAATGAATTAGCGAACCTTAATTCTTCATTCAATAAACTTTCGTGAATTTTTATACCATATTCACCCAAAGTTTTAGCAGTTAACATGTCAAGTTTTAATTCCAAATTTTTGGTTGCTAAATATAATGGTTGGTTACAAGCAGCAATATAATAATGTGTTCCTGTTTTATACAATGTTGGATCATATGTATAGCTTGATTTATGATTTATGTCGTCTAATAACTTTAAAGATACCTCGCATAACTTTACATCACTGTAAAACTTTTTTGCAACTGAACATATAAATTTAAATGAGTGAGTACTAAAGTCGCTAATATAAAGTTTATTTTCTTTATCCCATATAAAATAATTATGTTTTTGTTTTCTAAAATATTCAAGGAATTTTTTATTAAAAGGATTTCTAAAAAATATTTTGTTGTCTATTACTTTAATATAGGTTTGCGTAAACTCGTTGCTACTAGGAATTATTTGTGTATAAGCGAAGGGTAATTTAATTAAATCCATGTAATTAAGTTGATTTTTATTTAATTGTTTTTTATACTTTTCGATAATAAAGTTTAACAAGTTTTCTTGATTCTTTGTAAGTTTTTTTGATCCAAAAGTAATAATATAATGTAGGTTTGAAACAAAATGCAAATCAGTTTTAGACAGTCGCATAACACCTGAGTTAAGGTATATAATTACATTTTCTTTCGTAGTTAATGAATAGTACATTAAGTAATTATAACATGGTTAAAAAACTAAGCAAGTATAAAGGCAAAAAAAGGGAGCAATTGCTCCCTATAAAAACTGTATAAAACTATCGTTTCATAACAGTAGACTCTGCTAGAATCTTCCAGTTAGTTTCTGACACTTTAACTAAGTCTGCAATTTTAAGTGCCATACGCAATGAAAGTTCACGCAACTTATTCTTGTTAGTTTCCATAAAGTTAAGAATT